TCAGCGCCTGGTGCAACAAGCTCGGCCTGAGCCTCGAAGAGGCGTGCGCAAACGACGACATCCTGGACCGGTTCCTGGCTGACGGGCACCAGAAGTTCCTGGTCAACAAGGGCACGGTATGACCTACACCGAGCTGAAGTCCGCGATCAGCGACTGGCTGCACCGCGCCGACCTGAGCACGCCGGCCACGACCTTCGTGGTGCTGGCCGAGGAGCGGCTGCAGGACCTGAAGCTGAATCGCTTCACGACCAGCGCGACCTTGACGGTGCTGGCCGGCCAGACCGCTGTGGCCCTGCCCGACGACTACCTGGAGGGCCGTGGCCTGACCGGGGGCAGCTGGGACTGGACCCTGTGCACGCCCGAGCAGTTGGCCCGGCTGGCCGAGAACGGCGGCGAGCCGCACAGCTATGCGATCTACGGCGGCAACTTGGTCCTGCCCTACGCGCCGACCGAAGACCTTGACCTGACGCTGGCCTATTTCCAGACCCTGGACCCGCTGAGCGACAGCAACACGACCAACTGGGTGCTGACCTACCACCCGGGCGCCTACCTGTGGCTGGCGCTGTCGGAGGCCGCGCTCTATGTTGGCAACGAGGCCAGGCGCCTGGTGTTTGAGTCCCGCGCGCAGATCGCGCTGGAGAGCCTGCGCCAGCGCGACGTGAGCGGTTCGACCTTCGCGGCTTCGATGCCCGCCTCCTACGTGGTGTGACCCATGGCCATCTCCTACACCGACATCCGAAAACTTGTGGACAACCAGAGCTTTCAGGCTCGCCTGCAGGTGGCGCTCTGGCGCGAGGCATCCAAGCTGCTGCGGCAGAATCCGGCGCCCGCCGCTGAGCTGCTGACCTGGGCGCGCGCATCGCTGAAGGGCGTCAGCCAGAACATGACCGAGGCCACCATTCGTGTTGCAACGAGCGGTGCGGTTTTCAACTTCGGCGAGGCGGTGACAGACGACCAACTCCAGACCGTGGTAGCGGCCATCGTGCCCGACCTGGCGGGGGCGCCGTGACCCTCGTTCAGACCATCGGCTTCGCCCCGGATGTGGAACGCACCACGCCGGGCGCGCTGCTGGAGTGTTCGAACCTCGTGCCCACGCTCAAGGGCATGAAAGCCGCGCCCTCGAACATTGTCACCAGCTACCCGGCGAGCGCCGAGGCGGTGACCGGCGCGGCCCTGCTGCCGCTGCTCAGCGGCGCGGTGCGCTTCTTCATTGGCGGCAACACGCTGCTGCAGGAAGGCGTGGCCGGCGCGTGGAACAACGTGAGCCGGGGCGCGGGCTACACGGCGGGCGTGAACCGCTGGCGCTTCTGCCAATTCGGCAACGACTCCATTGCGGCGAACAAAAGCTGCCAGCTGCAGCGCAGCACCGGCGCCGGCGTGGCCTTCGCCAACCTGACCGGCCCAAAGGCGGACGTGTGCGAGGTCATCGACGGCCAGGTGATGCTGGGTAACTGCGATGACAGCGGCACCGGCTTGGCCACGGGCTACGGCGACCAGCCCGACCGCTGGTGGGCCAGCGCCATCAACGATGTGGCGACCTGGACCCCGAGCGCCGCGACGCAGTGCGTGACCGGCCGCCTGGTGGCCGCGCCGGGCTCCATCCGTGCCATGCGCCGACTGGGGCCGAACTGCGTGGCCTACAAGGACAAGGCCATCTTCCTGGGCTCCTACGTGGGGCCACAGGCCCCGATCTGGCGCTGGGACCTGGTGCCGGGGGACATCGGCTGCAGCAGCCAGGAATGCGTGGTCAACATCGGCACCGCGCACCTGTTCGTGGGCGAAACGGACCTCTACAGCTTCGACGGCAGCCGGCCGGTGAGCATCGGCGCGCCGATCCGTGAATGGTTCTTCGCCCGCCTGAACCGCTCCTATCAGTACCTGATGGCTGCGCTGCACGACCGGCCCAATGGCTTGGTGTACTGGTTCTACCCCAGCACGGCCAGCAACAGCGGCGCGCTGGACGAGGCCATCGTCTACAGCTACCGCACCAACCGCTGGGGCGCGGTGGCGCGCGACATCGAGATGCCCATCGAGCTGGTGCTGGGCGGCATCACATACGACAACCTCGGCACGCTGTACGCCACCTACGACGACCTTCCGGCGATCCCCTACGACTCGCCGTTCTGGATCGCCAATAGCCCGGTGCCAGCCGTCATCGGTACTGATCACCGCCCCTACACCATCGGCGGCGAGCCGGGCGCCTGGAGCTTCGCGACGAGCCTGTACGGTGACGAGCAGCTAGTCAGCCTGTTCGAGCGCCTGAATGTGCGCTGGATCACCAAGCCCACGGTGGCCGCGCTGACGCAGCGTTACGGCATGGACGAGTCCGCGAGCCTGGCCAGCGCTACGGCGGTGCAAATGAGCCCGCCGACCGGCCGATTTGACGCCCTGATCAGCGCGCGCTGGCACCAGTCGGCCCTGGCCGGCAGCGGGTCGATGGAGTTTGCGGGGCTTGATCCCGTGGTCAAGCCGGAGAGCTCGGAATGAAGCTCGACATCGACCCCCGACTGCCCAACGGCGCCGATGTGGCGCGCCTGGTAATCCGGCTCTATGACCTGCTGCGCCGCATGGCCCAGGCCAACAACGCGCACTCGGACGGCTACGTGCACGCCTCGCAGGTGCTGACCGGCAACTACACGCAGCAGGCCGGCGATTCCATCCTGCTGGTGAGCGCGGCGGGCGGCGCGCGCGCCATCACCTTGCAGAGCGCCGCCGACGCGGTCGGAAAGCTGACCACCGTGCGCAAGACAGAGGGCAGCGCCAACGCGGTGACCTTGACCCCCGGCAGCGGCCTGATCGACGGCGCCGCCACCCTCGTCCTGACTGCCGCTGCGCCCAAGTGCCAGCTGGTCAGCGACGGAACCAACTTCTTCACCGTGTGATGGCCTGAATGACTCCCTACCAGTTCCCGAATTCGCGGCAGATGCAGCCGGACCAACTCGGCCCCGGCGCCGGCTACATGCCGCAGAACCAGGTCGGCCCGCAGCCGCAGCAGGGCCCCGCGCCCACGCAGTACGGCTACGGCCAGGCCCCCGGAGGTCCGCTCGGCTATTACGAGCAGCAGACCCCGGCCGGCAGCTTCGCGGCGGCCAACCAGCAGCAGGCGATGGGCGCGCAACCTGCCCAAACGATGGGCGCGCAGAACCCCTTCATCGGCATGCAGGCGCAAGGCGTGCAGGGCCAGGGCTCGGTGATGCCCTACGCCCAGCAGATCGCGCAGCAGGGCCAGCAGGCCAACCCATGGCTGGGCAAGCAGAGCCAGCAGGCGCAAGGGGCGGGCTCCAACCCCTTCGGAGTCAACAACCCGTTTTTGACGCAGGCCATCGACAGCGCCAGCGCCGACGCCACCCGGAATTTCCAGACCACGGTGCAGCCGGCCCTGGCCGCTGCGCAGCGCGCCTCGGGCAGCTTCGGGAATTCGGCGGTGGGCGAGATGGAGCGCAACGCGTACAGCGACTTTGGACGCAACCTCGGGAACATCGCCAACGGCGCGCGCATGCAGGACTACACGGCCCAGCAGCAGCTGGCCGAGAACGCGCTGAACCGCACGCAGGCGAACAACCAATTCAACAGCAGCCTGAGCGCCGCCGACTTGGCGCGCAACATGGCCGGCCAGTTCCAGGGGCAGGGCCTGGGCATGCAGGGGCTGAGCCAGCAGCTGGGCGCCGCGCAGTTCGACGCGGGCCTGGGCAGCAACACCAACCAGTTCAATGCGAGCCTGGGGCAGAACGACCTCAGCCGCAATTCGCAGCTGGCGCAGTCGCTCGGCCAGTTCAACGCGGGCCAGCAGAACAGCATGGGCCAGTTCAACGCGCAGCTGGGGCAGGCAAACAACCAGTTCAACGCGGCGCAGGGCAACGCCCTGAACCAGTTCAACACGAACGCCGGCAACCAGATGTTGGAGCGCTATCGCGACCGCGGCCAGCAGATGGACCAGTTCAACCAGGGCATGGACTTCCAGACCTGGCAGGCCAACACCCAGAACATGCGCCAGGGTCAGCAGGACCAGCTGGGCCTGATGGACCGCCTGTTCGGCTGGAACGGCCTGGGGCAGAGCCTCGCGACCCAGCAGCAGAACACCCCTCTGAACTACTGGCAGCAGTTCAGCGGCGGGTTCAACCAGGCCGGCGGCTTGGGCGGCAGCCAGAGCCAGCAGCTGCAGGGCAACCCGTGGTTGGGCGCGATGGGCGGCTGGAACGCCATGGGCGGGTTCTTGGGCAACGGCGGCACGCCGCAGCGGGTGGGGGGCTGAGATGCCGACGACCAAGCCAAACTTCTTTGACGCGCAGGTTCCCGGCGTTGCCTTCCAAAGCTGGGGGCCGCAGGGCTGGAGCGGTGACACCTACGCCACGGGTGGCCCGGGCTATTTCGTGGTGGAGCCAGAGATCGAGAAGTACCTGCGCAGCCAGGGCTACGCGGGCTCTCTGACGGGCTCCAACTACCAGCCCCAGCAAATGGACCGCAGAGATGCCGCCGACCGTGGCATGACCCTGCAGCAGGCCCAGCAAGAAGAGGCGGGCAAGGCCTGGACCCGCAGCCCGGAACTGGACCAGTTCATGGCCGACCGCGGCTGGGCGCTGCAGTCCGGGCAGTACCAGCAGCCGGGCGAGCGCCAGCACATCAACCTGCAGCGCCTGGTGGGCGCCGATGGCAACGCGCTGGCTGTGAACGAGTTCAACGACCGCACCACGTTCATGGAAAAAGCAAGCCGCGCGGCCACGGGCGCGCTGCTGCTCTACACGGGCGCCGGCTTGGCGGGCCTGACCGGAGCGCCAGCAGCGGGCGGCGGTGGAGGCGCAGCGGGCGGTGGCGGTCTGCTGAGTGCCGAGGCGGCCATGCCAACGCTCGGCACCGGCTCCATCACGGGCGGCTCTGGCCTGAGTGCGGCGCAGATGGCTTCGCTGAGCACGCCATTTCAGATGACCGCGCCGCTGACGCTGGGCGAGCTTGGCGTAGCTGGCGCGGGCGGGGCGGCTGCTGCGGGGGGCGCGGGCGGCGGTGGCGCAGGGGGTGGGCTGCTCAGTGGCTCTGGCGCAGGTGGGGCAACGGCGGGAGGGTCGAACGTGTGGAATCCGGCAATCATTGATTCGGCCATGAATACGGCAGGCTACGGCGCGAACGCGCAGGCCGCCGCCAACATGGGGACCAGCCTCTACGGCACCGGAGCCCAGGCGGGCAGCTTCTGGGACACGCTCAGCAACGGGGCGAGCAATTGGGCGTCCGACCCGAACAACTGGCTGAAGCTGGCCGGCGCTGTGGGCGGGGCGGTTGACTCCAAAGACCAAACCCAGACCCAGACCCGCGACCCCTGGGGTCCGGCGCAGCCCTACATCCTGGAGGCGCTGCAGCAGGGGCAGAAGCTAAGCCAGCAGTACCAGGCGCAGCCCTTCAGCCCGCAGCAACAGACGGCCTACAACAACCTGGGCAGCCTGCTGAACCTGGCGAACACGAACGCGCCGGGCCTGCTCTCGGGCTTCCAGGCCAACGCCACGGGCGCGAACAACTACGACCGCAGCAACCCGCGCAAGGCGCTGCTCGGCAGTGCGCCGATGCAGGGCAACTGGAATCCGGGCCTGTTGTCGTTCTTCCCGCAAAACGGCAAGGGGGGCTGATATGGCCGGACTGCTTGACATGATGAACAGCGATCAGGGCCTGCTGGGCCTGCACCTGATGGCCGCAGCCGCGCCGCGTGAGCGCCGCATGGGCTTTGGCGAAGGGCTGCTGACCAGCCTGCAGGGCGTGCAGGCGCAGCGCGCGGCGGAAGAAGACCGCAAGGCGCGCCGGCAGACGCAGGAAATGCAGATGCAGCAGCAGCAGGCCCTGCTGGACGACCGCCGCAACGCACAGATGGCGGCGCAAGCGGCAGCGGCGCGTAATCAGCAGTTCCGCGGCGCCGTGGGCGCCCAGATGCAGCCGATCGGCCAATCCGAAGCGCTGGCAGCAGGCGGCGGGCCCACGAACGCGGCGGCCGGCCTGGTCGGCCAGCAGCGCGCGCCGAACTGGCAGGGCCTGGCCGCGCAGTTCCCGGAGCAGGCCGAGTTGCTGCAGAAGCTGGCGAGCGCCCGGGACTGGGGCGCGCCGGAGGTGGCGCGCACGGTGGAGACGGTCGGCCCGGATGGGCGGCCGGTGACGCTGCAGCTGGACAAGCAAGGCCGGCCGGTTGGCCAGGCCATGGGGCAGTGGAAGGCCCCGGAGCGCGTGGACACCGGCAGCGAAGTGCAGTTCGTTGACCCGGTGACCCTGTCGATCCTGGGTGCGCTTGGCAAGACGATGACGCCGGGCGAGAAGGCCTCCAACGCCCTGGGGTGGTCGAACAACGCCATCAGCCGCGAGCGTTTGGCCATTGACACTGCCCAAGCCGATAAGCCGCAATGGGACTCCGAACGAGGCCTGCTGATCCACCCGCGCACCGGTCAGGCGACGCCAGCGATGCAGGGCGGGCAACCTGTTGGTCCGAAGCAGAAGGAGATGACAGACGCCCAAGCCAAGGCACTCTTGTTCGGCTCCCGGGCCCGCGAGTCGGACGCCCTGATCGAACAGCTTCGCCAGAGCGGCGTTTCGCAGCCAGGGTTGATGAAGCGGATGGCGCAATCGGTGCCCGAGTGGATGGGCGGCGGTGAATCCGGGGCCATGGGGACCATTTGGAACGCATCGCAAAGCGCTGACCAGCAGAGCGTTGAGCAGGCGCAGCGCGACTTCGTGAATGCAATCCTGCGCCGCGAGTCCGGCGCAGTGATCAGCCCTCAGGAATTCAACAACGCGCGTCAGCAGTACTTCCCGCAGCCTGGCGACGAACCGAAGGTCATCGAGCAAAAGGCGCGCAACCGGGCGCTGGCGGTGCAGGGGGTGCTGGCCGAAGTGCCCGCCAGCCGGCGTGACGCGCTCGGGACCGTGGACGGCAAGGCTCGTGCGCCTGCGCAGCCGGCTCCAACGCTTCGCTGGAACGCGCAGACCGGAGGGTTCGACTGATGGCACAGATCGTTGAGGCCTTCGGCCAGCGCCTCGAATTTCCGGACGACATGCCGCGCGAGCAGATCGCGCAGGCAATCAAGTCGAACGAGCTGCAGCTGCGCCGCACCGCCGGGCTGGACCCGACCAGCAGCATGGGCACGGTCGAGCGCTTGCGCGCCGGCGCGGGCCGCGGCATGGCGAGCGCCGCGCGCGGCGTTGGCAACCTGCTGGGCCTGGTCAGCGACGAGGACATGGCCGAGGCCAAGCGCCTGGACGCCGCGCTGATGGACACCACGGCGGGCAAGGTTGGGAACGTGGTCGGCATGGCCGGCGTGGCTGTGCCCACCGCGCTGATCCCGGGGGCGAACACCTACATGGGGGCTTCGCTGATCGGGGCCGGGTTGGGCGGCGCGACGACTGAGGGTGACGCACTGGAGCGCGTGAAGGGCGCAGCGTTCGGCGCCGCTGGCGGTGCGGCGGGCAAGTTCCTGGGCGACAAGCTGGCGGCCGGCACACGCTGGGCGGCGGATCGGGCGCGCACCGCTTTCGCGAACAACCAACTGGCGAATGCGCAGAAGAACGCCGCCGCACAGCAGGCGGCGCAGGCGGGCTATGTCATCCCGCCTGCGGACTTGAATCGTCCGGGCATGTTCACGGAGGCCCTGAGCGGGCTCTCCGGAAAGATCAAGACCGCCCAGGTGGCGAGCCAGCGCAATCAGCAGGTGTCCAACTCGCTGGCCCGCCAGGCGCTGGGGATCACTGATGACGCGCCGCTGACGGTCGAAGCCCTGGACGCCTTCCGCCGCGCCGCGGCGCAGCCCTACCGCGACATCGCCGGGATGGGGGATTTCGCCGCGACCGGCGCCAAGCTGCCGGCGAGCGTGAATGTCAAGAGCGGCATCAACCCGTTGGTGGGTGGCAAGACCCAGACGGTTGACGCGGCAGAGCTCGTGCGCGCGTGGAAGCAGAGCAATCACGACGCCACCGGTTACTTTCGCGCCTATGGGCGGGATGCCAACCCGGAAACCCTGGCGAAAGCGCACGCAGCAGCGGCGACCGCCAAGCAGATCGACGACTTCCTGGCCGACAGCCTGACCAATGCCGGCAAGGGCGAGGCTCTGGCGGCGCTCAAAGAGGCGCGCCGGCAGATCGCCAAGTCCTACACGGTCGAGAAGGCCTTGAACTCGCAGACCGGCGACGTGTCGGCCCAGGTGCTGGCAAAGGAGCTGGCCAAGGGCAAGCCGCTGTCTGGCGAACTGCGCCAGATCGCCGAGGCGGGCCAGGCCTTCCCGAAGTCGCTGCAGGCGCTGAAGGAAGCCCCGAAGCAGACCAGCCCCCTGGACTGGGCCTTTGGCGTCGGCACGGCGGCCGGCACGGGCAATCCGCTGGCCATGTTGGCGATGGGCGCCAGGCCGGCAGCGCGTGAACTGCTGCTGTCGCCGGTCTTCCAGCGCGCTGCCCTTCGCGAAGCTGGCGGCCCTGGGCTGCTGTCTCAGCTGCCGGCCGAGTTCTTTGACCAGGCGCTGACACGCCGCGCGGCGCCTGGCGTCACCGGGCTGCTGACGGCGCGCGGCCTGCTCAGCGTCGAGGAATGAGGGTCCGGAACATGCGCACGAAGAACCGCCCGACCCGTCGATCTGCTTCCTCAAACCATGCCTGCATGGCATCGCCGCGGCGCTTGAGCAGGAATTGCTTGAGCGGCCAGCGATCCGGCATCCACAACTCGACCGCCCGCTTGAACGGCCACGCCGCCATGAGCATGGCCAAGGCCATGAACGGCTTTACTAGCGCAACCCAGAACGCTTCCATCCCCGGAGCCTAGCACCATGCCCGCCCAAATTCCCGACTCGATTGCCGAATGGTCCGCCACGGCCGGATCCAACCAGCCCAGCGGCTCGGCCAACGTAGGCCCGGACCTGGACGACAACCTGCGCGCGATGCAGGCGGCCGTGCGCCAGACCTACACGCGCGGCAGCATCGCCAGCGCGGCGACGTGCGACATCGGCACGGTGGACGCCGAGCTGATCACGATCACCGGCACGACGACCATCACGAGCCTGGGCTCCACCCTGGGCGCCACGGGGTACGGGGTGCACAAGCTGCTGACCTTCGCGGGCGCGCTGACGCTGACGAATTCGGCCTCGCTGGCGTGCATCACGAGCGCCAACATCACCACGGCGGCTGGGGACAGCTGCATGGTTGAGTTCAGTGCCAGCGGCTGGACGATGCTTTGGTACGCGCGCAAGACCGGGGCGCCGGTGGCTGTGCAGTCGTTCGCGCTCAGCGACTTGAGCAATGCCACTGCGCTGAAAACGCTCGCGAATGGAACGTTCAATCAAACTTGGGGATGGTCTGCCCTGGGCGCGTCTGATGTAGCAATGAAGTTTTCCGGCACAAGTACCGGGAACAACGGCACGGTGCTGCAGATCAGCGGCAGCGGCAGCGGCAGCGGCAATCCAGCGAAGCTACTGGGCGTGAATGGCGAAAGCTCTTCAGACATTCTCACCATCTACCCCGCCTATTACAGCCTGCGCCCGCCAACCCGCACGGGCGCTGGCAGCGCCACAAACTGCACAGTTGGCGCCGGAAACGCAGACCCCAGCACCGGCAGCGTAAACGGCGGGAGCCTCTTGCTTTTGGGCGGCAACGGGGGCAACTCCAGCTCCACGGGGGGCAGCATCATTGCCACCCCAGGCACCGCTACGTCAACAAACGGGAGTGTTGAGCTGCGGGACGCTGCCGGGGGTAGCGTCGCCAAGGTGAAGGTGAACACCACGGGGGTAGAGCTGTCTGGCACGGCGAAGACGGTGCTAAACACGAAGCACATCTTCGTCGACAACACCAACGGCGCGCCGACCATCACGGCCGGCGGCGGCTCCGGCGCCACGATTGACGGCAGCGATGTGGCCTTCGAGGTCACCTTCGGCACCGGATCCCCGACCTCGGTCACGGTGACCTTCGCCAACGCCTGGGCTTCTGCCCCCCTGATCCAGGTCTCTGGCACCCAGTCGGGCCAGATCCTGCACTACGCCTCGGCGACCAACACGGTGCAGATCCTCAGCAGCACGGCGTTCAGTTCTGGAACGAAGGTTTCAGTCTTCTGCATCGGGAAGCAGTGAGGCAGCAGCATGCAAGACCAACTGGATATTGCGGCCGCCTCTGCCGCCGCTTCTGCAGCCAAGATAACCGCCTACGGAAGTTCCGCAGTGGCGGCCGGGGTCGGGTGGGTCATGTCGTCTGGCCTTGGGCTGCTGATCAGCGGGGTCGGGGTCATCGGGGGGCTGTGGCTCTCGTGGCACTTCCAGAAAAAGGCCTATGACCTCAAGAAGCTCGCCGACGACAGAGAGCATGCCCTGCGGTTGCTGGAACACGAGGCCCGCGTTGCCCTGCACAACACCCGCACCCGAAAGGACCGACCATGAGCAAGATTGTCTTCACCCGTCTGCAGATGCCGACGCTCACGGACCTGATGGGCCGCACGCCGGCTCAGGGCGTCCCAATCGGCGCGCTGACTGCGCTTGTGCAGGAGGTCCGCTCCAAGCTCCCGGACGAGCAGGAGTGGAACAGCGCCACCGTGTACGGCACGGAGCATCTGAGCATCAGCTATGACAACCACCTGACGCCAGACGAGGAACTGGCCCTGCGCGTGCAGGCGCTTGAAGAAGCCCAGCGCGAGGCGCGCGGCCTGCTGCCCCGCGAGGGCGAGCCGCTGCGCCCTGAAGAGCTGGCCCGCCTGCGGCAGCTTCTGGGGGCGTGATGATCACCCCGGCCATCCTGCAGGCGGCCATGGGCTGCACGCAGGAGCGTGCGCTGCTGTTCGCCCGCCCGCTGGCCGAGGCCTGCGAGCGCTTCAGCATCGACACGCCCGCGCGCCTGGCCGCCTTCCTGGCGCAGATCGGCCACGAAAGCGGCGGCCTGCGCTACGTCACCGAGCTGGCCAGCGGCGAGGCCTACGAGGGCCGCAAGGACCTGGGCAACACCCACCAGGGCGACGGCGTGCGCTTCCGGGGCCACGGCCTGATCCAAATCACAGGCCGCGCGAATCACGCCGAGATGCGGCCCCTGCTGATCCTGGCCGGCTATGACGAAGTGCCCGACTTCGAGGCCCACCCCGAGCGCCTGACCGATCCGCGCTGGGCCGCCGCAAGTGCTGCCGCCTACTGGCACAAACGCAACTTGAGCGCACTGGCCGACGCAGGCCGCCCGGAAGATTTCGAGCGCATCACCCGCCGCATCAACGGCGGCTTGAACGGCCAGGCCGACCGCCTGGTGCGCTGGGAGCGCGCGAAGGCCGCGCTGGCCCCAACGGTCAAGGAATCCTTGACACCTGAAACCACCACCAAGGAGAGCGTCATGCCCATCCCTGCATTCATCGGCGCGGCGCTGCCGCTACTCATCGAGTACATCCCAAAGCTGGGCAAGATGTTCGGGTCTGGCTCCGAAGTGGCCGAGCGCAACATCAAGGCCGCCGAAATGGCCGTCACCATCGCCCAGGCCGCCGTTGGCGCAAGCAACGCGCAGGAGGCTGTGGAGATCATCAAGTCCAACCCCGAGGCGGCGGCCAAAGCACAGCAGGCCATTGAGGCGCGCTGGCTGGAGCTGACCGAGGCCGGTGGCGATGGGATCGCGGGGGCGCGTAAGGCTGACGCAGAGCGGAGCGGCAAGCGTGATCTTCTGTGCAGCCCGAGTTTTTGGGTCACGGTGCTGCTGCTGCCGCTGGTTTACATGGTGGTTGGCAGCGTGGTCGGCCTGTGGGGCATCGAGTGGCCGAGCGATGTGCGGGCAGCCATTGCCACGGCTGTCGTGTCGCTGATCGTCGGCGGGGCTGCTGGGTACTACTGGGGCCAGACGACGAGCCGTAACCGGACGCTGGGGTAAAAGGCGCCGGATGATCTTCTTGCGCACATGATCGCGGCTCAACTGCAGCAGCTTTGCGACGCCGCCCAAATCAATCTCGTTCATTCTCCGTACTCCAGTCCAATCTGCTTTGCGTCGTCTGCAAGCTCTTGCAGCGTGTCTTTGATCTGCACCCCTGCGCGCTCTGCTGCCTGGGCGTAGGCCCAGCTGGCAAACGCTTCCAAGTCGCTGTCGTCTTTTATGCCGTCTTCGCCGCTGTACCAGTGGCCGCCGCCAAGGCTCTGGATGTAAGGCTTTGACCCGGCCTCGACCTCTTCATCCGTCAGCGCCGGAATGGCTGGCGCGACGGGGGCGGTGTAAATGGGCCGCACCCATGGACGTTCGCAGGTGCCCGAGATAGAAGTCATGATGACGCTTCCTGGCTCAAGTGACTTGATTCGATCCAGCGCCATCGGGTCAATCCACGCCACCGGCTCCACAGCCTCCAGGCGCTCCAGTTCGGCGCGGAGGGCGTCAATTGCCAGCGATGTGCGCGACCGCCACTCGCCCTGGTGTGGCACTAACCCGGCCTGCGGGTGCTCCATCGCCTCCAGCGCCTTGCGCATTACTTCAATCGCGGTCACTTCGAACTCCTTTGTCCAAGATTCCAAACCGCCAGCGACAACCCTTACAACCGCCGGTTTTGCCCATGCGTTATGCGCATGACCAGCGCCCGACAAGGACTTGCGAGCGGCGGGTCGGTGTTATGCGGCGGGGCTTGCGCCCTATATCGCGTTAGGCGTGTTGCGCACCGCCAGCATTCCTGGCCCGCACAATTTCGCGGCACTGCTCGCGCATCAGCTTGGCATTCGCCAGCGCGTCGTGCCGGGTGCAAAACGCATAGCCCGCTTCAGTGCCCACCCCAGCGCCGTAGATCGTGCCAATCCAGCCACGCCACAAGGCGCGGTTGCGCACCTGCTCGAAGCGCTCGGCATCAATGTCGTCGTCCAGCGCGTTCGCGTAGGCTGCCACTTTGTCGGTCAGGTCAATCACAGCAATGCTCCTTGGTGGCGGCTCGGGGCCTGCGCACGGTCAATCGCGCCCAGCAGGTCGGCCAGCTTCTCGGCCTCGTCGCTGTCGTCCGGGTCAATCGTGCGCAGCACCGCCGCGCAGTCAGTCAGCAGGCCCAGCAGCACGGCATGTTCGCCTTCAATGCGTCGGCCAATCTCGTCCACCTTGTCGCACTCTGGGCCGTTGAGTTTGAATCCAGCGTCCCACAGTTCATCCAGTAGCGCGGTTGCAATCTTGTCTTGTCTCATCGTCGTTCCTTTCGCTTCTCCACCACACGCCTAACCGGGCGCTCAAGCGGACGCAGAGCGCCGCTTAGCTGTTGGGTTATGCGTCAATGGCTCTGCGCGCAGCCGCGCCGATTTGCGGAGTCCACATAGAGGCCACCGCCACGCACACAGCGCGTCGGCCCCAGTGCTGCAGGCCGAACGACTCGTTCGCCTTGATGGCGGCCTCGATGCCCTCATCGTTGAAAGCAAAGACGGTGCTGCGCGCAAAGTCGGCCCTCGTGAACTCGACCGTCAGATCGAACTGCTCACGCAGCTTCACGCTGTCTTGAGGGATGTTCAGCGGGTCGCCAACGTCGCGCCCAGCCACATCCCGCACGCGGCTCACCAGCACATCGTTACTTAGGGTTGCGGCAATGGCTGACTTTTCTCTCGGGTGCATATGACTACTCCAGAATTTGACTCATAACCTCTCGTTGCAGCCGAGTTACTCCGGCTGCGCCTGCGTGCCCGGCTGAACTCGGGCGTTAGAACTCATGCAGATCAAAAGCATCACGCGATCAACCTGCCCTGGCGCTGCGCATCTTCAATGCGGCGGCAGGCTATGTCGAAATACTTTGGTTCCCGCTCAATCCCGATGAAGGCCCGACCGAGGTTCATGCAGGCAACGCCTGTTGTGCCGCTGCCCATGAATGGATCGAGCACTGTCTGAGCCTTTGGAGCAAACGCCAAGCACCAAAGCATCAGCGGCACCGGCTTCTGAGTCGGATGCTCCTTGCCTTCGCTGGCGAGTTGCGCGCGGGCATAGCGGAACGTGCGGACGGGAATGTCCAGGTTCGTCCACGCCATCTCCGCGTGCCCGGAGCTATGCTCTTGCATCTTGTCCCACAAGAGCCAGCCGCGAACGGGCGGAAGCTGGTAGTAATTCCCGCCCCAAATAATCGCCACTGGAAACGCGGCAAAGGATTCAATGATTCCGCCGCCCGTTATCTCGCGGTCCCATTCCGGCGCAACCTCAAACTGCCCGCCCCATTCGCCCTTACCACCGGCAAGGCGATCACCCAATCCATACGGCGGATCAGTCACAACCGCATCCACCTTCGGCAGCGTCGGCAGAATGTCCCGGCAGTCGCCCAGATACAGGTTTGCGTCGCCTATCGTTTCAATCCGCATGGGGTTCCTCGTGCATGAGTTCTAACAACGCGTTGCAGCCGATGCCGCTTCGCGTCACGGCTGAACTTGATCGTTAGACGGCTTCTTCGCCTCCAGCATCGCCACCGTGTCATCCCAGCGCAGCGCTGTGCGCCCTTGCCATTTCTTGAGCTTTGCCAAGATCAATTCCTCGCGCTGCTTGTAGCGGGCTGCAATAGCTACGTTCAACGCAACTTCCATGTCGGCCGCTCGCTCAAGCGCCTCAGCCCGCGCCGCCCGAAGTCCGTGCGCAACGAAGTCGCTGACATAGGCGCCAGCCTCTGGGTGCTGACTTATGTAGTTGCGGACGTGGTTCAAAAATGCGTGGTGCTCATTCATTTGCTTCTCCTTGCTCGCCTTCTAACCAGGCTCATGCAGGGGACGCTTCGCGCCCCTGATGGCCGGCGTTGTGCATCAGTTGCCAGCGCGGCGGACTGCCCGCGCTAGCCGGTCGCGGTCGTCCTCACCGTCTCCGAGCAAATGCACGAGGGAGCGGATCGTGTAAGCGCACATGCGTAGCGTTTCGCGGGCGCCTTGGGCCTTGGCGTTGGTGACTACGGCCTCGACGGCCCCGTCTTGGCATTGCGGCTCTTTGGCGTCGCGCTCCCAGCGGGCGGCCAGTTCAATCAGTACAGCGTCTTTCATCGTCATCTCCTGTTGGTTGGCTGCTGCACAACCGTTCGTTGCAGCGGACCCGCCCCGGCCGGTCCTGTGGTTCGTCTTTTGGCAATCGCGGCACCGGGGCCGTCCGCTGAACTCAGGCGTTACCCGGCTCCTTCACGCCAGCGGCGCTGATGCCGTGGGCGCTCTCGACAGCGCGGGCGAACGCCTTGATTCCAGGCGGCAGGCGCTTCGTGTCTGCGTCAATGTCGCCAAGCAGCGCCAGTAGCTGCTCATCCGTCAGCGGCACGCGCTCTGCTGGCTGCTGGGCGGCGCTGGGGGATGCTCGCCAATCAAATGCCGACCAATGCTCAGCCACTGCGTCTGGCAAATAGCCCTTGCTCTCGGCCCGATTGAGCGCGGTCATCAGTTCATCAAAGCCTTTGACCGCCGTGAGCTTGTAGCCGTCAGGCACAGCCGGCACCTGTGGCGCTGCTGCCAAATTCCTGGCGATCGACTCCATGGCGATGTCCATGTAGACCCCCGGGCAGCTCTGACGGTCAAGGTCAGCGCGCACCTTCTGCGCAAGTGCCCAAGCCGCGTCGCTAAATTCGGGCACCGCCTGCACTGGCGCTGCTGCCAGGGCGGCGCGGTAGGAAAGCCACGCTGCCGCAGTGTCTGGCTCGACGTAGGCGCCGACCGAGCCGGGGTACTTGTCCAGCTCCCAGCCTTGCTCTTTCGCCAGGGCCTCAAACGCGGCGCGCTCTTGTTCGGTGCTCATGGGGTGCTCCTACTCGCAGAACGCGCGGGTGATTGACGAAAAGTTGGGCTGCCGAGGCGGCTCCGGCAGAAGGCCGAGCTGGTCAGCTTCGTCAATCGTCAGCGGCTCACAGCAGGCGTTGCAGGGCGGTGAAATGCAGCACCGGCAGCCGCCGCGCATTGCGACTAGCTGACGGAACAGCCCCTCATCGTTCGGCACGCGATCGCAGATGTCTTCCCACTCTGCGTCGGTGAGCGGCGGAAGGTCGGTGCTCATGGGGTGCTCCTTGCGGCCAGCATGGCGTCGGCTATGTCATAACTGGCGCCCGCGATCAGGCCAAACACATTCGACCTGTTCTCTGGCGTGACGCCGGTCACCCCGACTAGCAGAGCGCCAAGCGCCTTGGCCGCGAAGTAGTCCCGCAGGGTCATGCCTCCAGCAATCTCGCCTTGCTTGCTGTCGCCCCATTCGGCCCACTTGCCGGTGGGGAACGCCGGCCCTCCGTCATTCGTGCTCATTTCGTCTCCTTGTGCTTTGCCGCTTCCTTGCGCTTCAGCCACTCGCTGAAGGCAGGCCAGACGGGATCGTTCTCGTCCACCGGGTCATAGACCTTGTTCATGGCCGAGTCGGTGAAGAAAGCGGGTCCGCAGTACGGGTGCATGTCCACCCAGACGTAGCGATTGCCAACATGCAGGCGGCCCCAGTCGTTGATGCAGACGATGCCGGTGCCGATGTGAATGCAGGTCATGCGGGCTCCCGGTGCTTTGCGAGCAGGGCGCTGGCGTCGTGCGATAGAGCTAGGCTTCCACGCTTTGCGACTTCGCCAAGAAACTTCACCAGCTCCGCAACATCAGCGCGCAGCCTGTCGCGCTCCAACTCAGCCCGCTCCGCGCGAGCTTCTGCCGCCGTGCGCTGGCCCTGCTCGGCAACCCAGTCGCGCAGCAAGCTGTCGCGCTCTGCGAGCAGGTCTGCGGGGTCTTGGGTGCTCACGATGCGACCCCAGTTGGGCGGCGCTCGGCGCGAAGGACGCGCTTCATGCCGCCGATCCAAAAACCTGCGCTCTCGCGGCGGTACTCCCAAAGGGTGTCCCTCGCGTCGTCCAGCATCGAGCCGTGCAGCCAGCAAAAGCACGGGGCGTGCGCGGTGATGTAGTCGCGGGCATCAAGGCAGCGGCAGCAGGTGCGCGTCACACCCCAGATGCCGTCAAACAGGCTGCTGACACGCTCGTATTGCTCGCCAGGGACGATCCGGCCGGCGCACTCGTAGCACGAGTAGGCCTTGCGAGCCTTGCGGCGCTCAGCGCTGTAAACGTCAGGCACATCGCCGTAGTCGCAATAGCAGCTGCTCACGATGCGGCCCCGGTGGCGCCAATGGCAGCGGCGATGAACTTCAGAACGTCGCCACGCTGCACGCGGCCAGCGAACTGCCACTTCTTGCGGCTGGGCCAGTAGTCCAGGCGCTGGCCTGCCACAGTGCGGGACCAGTGGTGTTCTGTGTGCTTCGTCCATCCGCCGTCATCGTTGGCTTTGGCATCGGCCAGAAAGCGGGCGCGGTCGGCGTTGAACTTGTCCTTGAAGTGGGTCTTCATGGCGTCCCAGATCGGATCGCGGTCACTCATGGCTGGCCTCTTGGGTGGCGGTGGCGATTGCTGCGCGGGCCTTGTCATCGGCCGCGCGAATAGCCGCCATGACGGCGACCTTGTCGCTCCCGCCGCCGACAGCCACGGCCAAGACGTAGGCTTGCAGCGCCTCCAGCAGCGCAGGGGCGGCGGCTATGAGGCGGGCATCCTCGGCTTTAACGCCCGTCTCAGAGCGCAGCACAACAGGACGCAGCCAAACTGGCTTGTCATCAATCTTTGGGCCGACAAGGGCATGCGTGCCGTCTGCCCACTCCCACGGTCCTTCGGTGTGCTTGCTCATTTCCCGCTCCCCCGCGTGATCTGCTGTGTCATGCCGCCACCTCATGCAGCGCGGCTTCACAGAACAGGCCGCAGTCCGGGAGGATTTCGTCGTGCCGGCCGGCGTCGGGCGGGAGCGCGTCAAGGCCGAAGCGAACGCCCGTGGCCCGGTCGCGGAATAGGTAGGCGCTCGGGCCGATCTCGCGCTCAACCGCTGCCACCTGGGCGAAGCGCTCATGGAAGGTCTTGCGCACATGGTTCCAATACCCCATGCCGCCCTTCACGCAGCCGATGCAGTTGGCGTTGTTGAAGCCGAGGCGGTACATCGCCGGCAGTTCAATTCCGGCGCGCTCCAGCAGGCCCAAGCAATCGGCCTTCCCCAAGCTCCGCTCGATCAAGGGCGCGCGCACCGGCACATCGGGGAAGCGTTCTCGGAAGTCGTCAAGGCGGTCAGCCTCATCCGCATCGAAGCCGAGCACCATCACATCGCCGGGCTGCCTGAACTTGTCCAGCAGCTTGCGCTTGAGTGCGCGGGTGCAGGGCGCTCCGGCTCGGCCGTTTAAGTAGCGCTCGCGGCGGAACACTTCCAGCGTGCTGGCGCCGTACTTCTCGTCGCGAAGCACCGTCACTGCGCGGCCAAACCAGCGCTCGCAGTCGGCCAGAAAACGGCGGTTGTCCGGGTGCTCTTCGGAAATGAAGGCGTTCACGATGGCGACCCGCTCCGGCGCCTCGGCAAGCATCAGCTTCGTGGCAACAGCGCTCGCGGCGCCACAGCTGAATTGGCAGACAAGGCGGCTCATCGCTTGCTCCTCAGAATCTCTTGATGCACCCACTCATCAGCCGAGCAGGCCACGTACTGCGTGGTGCCGTCCTTGACCTGCTCGCACGGGTAGTGCGGCAGCTCTGCCGGTACCCGGGGCGATGCGCAGCCAACACACAAAGCCGCAAGCAAGAGCAGCACGCACGCGGCAGCGGCTAGGCGCTCGGGGCGGGTCATGCCGCTTCCTCTTCTTCGGCCAGCACTTCCCGCACCGTCTCGACAGGCTGCCCCGTCTCGGCTGCGGTCATGCGGATCTGTTCGGCCAGGCTGTACTTGCGCAGAGCGGCAATGCGCTCGTGCACGGTGCGGATGTGGTCTTTGCTCATGACTTGGTGGGGCATTGGTGCTCTTGAAGAAATTGGGCCGTCGCTGCTGCCAGGCAATGCGAGTCGTCGGGAAGGCTTGATCGGAGGGAGGGCCGATGGCGTCCGACTGCGGCCCGGAAAGGGTTCAGGCGGCGACGGACAGGCTCTGCTTGCACGCCTGCAGGTGCTGAATCAGCGCGTCGCAGATGCGCGGCAGGTCGCTGTCGCGGTAGAGCTTTGCCGCGCCGGCTTGGTGGGCCTTGAAGCCACGGCGCTCCAGCAGGTCGGCAGTGACGGTGAAGCCCAGCACCTCATTGATGCGGCCCAGGCGCAGCGTGTAGGGCTCGTCTGCGGCTGGCGCAGGGGCTGGCGCGGCGGCGCGAGCCGGAGCCATCACCGGAGCTGGCGCAGGCGCTTGGATGGGGGCTGGCGCCGGCACTGCAGCCTGCGCGGCCACGATGGCGGCCTGTGCATCGCGCGCAGCCTGTGCCGCGGCTTCGCGCCGCTCTGCCTCGGCCTTAGCTGCCGCTTCGCGCTCCAGGCGCGCAGCTTCCTCGGCGCGGATGCGCTCGCGCTCGGCTTCCATGCGCGCCTGGGCGGCGGCCTTGCGGCTGGTGACGAGGTTGCAGAAGTCCTCGGGGGGCTTGGTGCACACCTGGGCGAAGTCGGGGAACAGGTGGCCGGCTTCGGCCGTGTCCATCGCGCGGCGGTTGGTGTCGATCAGATCGGCAATGCGGCTGGCTTCGATCTTGGCGCGGGCCAGTTCGGTGCCGATGGCGTCTTCCATGCTGGCGAGGCTCTTCTTGCCCTTGATGGCGCCAGCGAAGTCGGCGGCGACCGTAACAGGAACGCTGACGCGAAACTGCAGCAAGGCGCAGTGCTCGCGCAGCGCGGTCTGGCCGCTGGCGACGATCTCGGCCTTGCGGCGCTCCTTCTCGCTGGCCAGCAGCTTCTCGGAGGTCAGGCGGTTCTGGCGAACCAGCTGGGCCAGCATGTCCTTGGTCTTCTTGGCCGTGTCCACGGTCTGGATCTGGGCCAGCATCTGCGCCTCGGCCGCATCGAGCGCCGCCTCGGCGTTCTTCATGGCTTTGATCTGCAGGTCCAGGTCGGCGAAGTCCTGGTCAGTCTTGGGCTCGCGGATCAGGCGATGCTCCAGGAAGTCGCGCAGGGCCGTCTCGAAGGCGTGGAAGTTGTCGCGGATGTCGATGGCGCCAGACACCTGCACCATCACAGCGGGCAAGGCCTGCACCGGCTCGGCGACGACGACTGGCACGGCTTCGGCCGGCGTGTGCGTGGCCAGGTCGCGGTGGAATTGCTCCCAGCCGGCGACGATCCGGGCGCGCAGTTCGCCCGATGGCGTGTACCAGCCGTGACGTGCCTCAATCAGCTTGTCGCCATCCCACTTGCTCGCCGTGAACAGCGTGCGGCTTGCGCCGCTCACCATGCTTTGGTGTTCCATCTGGACGCGCAGATACAGGGGCAGTGCATTGGCGTCGCCGATGCTGCCGTCTTCGGGGAGAACGGCGCGAATGTCGTCGTTGAGGCTCTTGTGTTCCCAGGCGGTGTCGCCGTCCAGGGTCAAGCCATCAAAGCTGGCCGACAGCCGACCTTCGGTGCCGGTCACCGGGTACAGCTCTTCGCCGACGAATTCCTCACCCAGCGGGCGGGCCAGGGCCTCGAAGCGGTGGCCAGCGTCAAACAGGCGCTGCGTGCTGGCGTCCACATCGGCAGCAAAGCCGCGCACGCGCTCATCAAGTAGCTGAGTGCGGGTCTTGTAGGGGCTCACGCCCATCATGGCCGGCGCGTCGCTGGCGTTGTCGTGGGTGGCGCGGTGGGCCGCCCATTCCGGACTGCCCTGAACAAGTTCGAGAATCTGCATGGTCACTCCGTGGTGTTGGCGGCGGCGCGGATCTGCGCCTTCTGCGCGGCGGTGAACTTCTTGCCTTTGGTTTCGACCATGGCAATCAGGCCGTCAGTGGTCTTGCGGCCGGACTGCAGGACCTTGGTCCATGCGGGCAGGTTGGCCTTGAATTCGGTGTCGCAATAGGTCTGCGGTGCGGGCGCGGCGACTGGCTCTGGTGGCGATGGCGGATGAAGCGGGTCATCGTCTGCGTGCAGATCGGCCTTGCTCCACAGATCAAGGGCCAGGCCGAAGCGCATGGCCGCATTGCGGATGGCGTCGCCAATCACCTCTTTCTCGCGGGCCCCGGCGTCTGCGCTTGGCTTGCCATCGGCATGGCCGTAGCCCAGGCGAGTGACGCCGCACACGGTCAGCTTGATCCACAGGCCGCCCGTGGCGTCGAACTTCGGCAGCCCGGTGTCGCGGTCGAATGCGGCCGGCTCCCAGGTCCAATGCGGGTCAGCATCCAGCAGGCAGTGGGTTGCAGCAGCGTGGCCCAGGTAGTCCAGATGGCGGATCTTTGGGTGGTGCCAGCCACCGCAGACGCGGCAGTTGATCTTTTCGGCGGCAGGGCACTGGTTCTGCTCTTTGGTGCCCTTGGGGAGCTTGCTGATAAGGTGGTCCGGGATCGGCGCGCGCAGGCTAGCCAGCCCAGAAGGCGCGGCAAGGGCCTGCGTCTCGGTTTGGGTGACGGCATTCATTGGGCACACTCCAATTGCATAGCCCGGCGCCGGCACTCCAGCTCTTGCAGCAGGCTGTTCTTCAGGTACTCCGGCCCAACTGCGCCGGCTTGTTCGTAGGCCTCGCGCTCGGCGCGGATTGCTTCCGCCTCCAAGCGCAGCCACATCAGGTAAATGGCGCGGAACATCACAGCCACCACCGCGCCGCAAAGTGCGCCGTTGCCATCACCAGCACAAAACCCAGCAGGCCAACCAAGAGCCACGCGATAGGCCCGAGGCCGGTGTTTCGGGTGCCGCAGCCGATGCGGTCAGGGTCGGCGCTCTCCAGAAACTCCGAACAGGCGCTTGCGGCCTCTATGGGATCGTCTTGGTTGTGCATATGCTTCCTAGATCGTGCAGCCCGGGTGGAGTCGGCGCTTGGCCTCGACGTACGCCTGGTGCGCTTGCGCAGCGGTATCGAACCTGCCGAGGCTCTTGTTCTTTCCGTCAATGCGAATTGACGAAGCCCAGCGGCCGCTTCCCTTGTCGAAGTGAGCGCCAAGCAGTCCCGAAGATCTGTTGGAGACGTTGGCCCGCCGTATGTTTTGCGTATTCACGAACATGTTCGTGTCGCGCAGATTGCCAATACGGTTGTTTGCCTTGTTGCCATCAATGTGATCGATGACGCCAGCCGGCCATGTGCCATGCGCAAAGAACCATGCCACGCGATGGGCCAGTAAGCCTCTCGTCTTCCCGTCGATGGTCACGGCCAAGTAGACATAGCCACGCCGCTTATGAAGGCACCCCGCCGCATCACCGATGCGCTTACTTTGCGAGACCCTCTCGCGCCAGAAGAACTCCCCTGTTCCGTGGTCATAAGAAAAGTGTTCTACAAGTGCCTTTTCGATGGCGGCAAGGACTTCTGGGCTGTGGCCGCGCATCACTTGACACCCCCGCAGCGCTGGACCAGCACCTCTTGCGCCGCGCGCAGGGTCACGACCGGCTGGTGTTCGTCCAGCAGCAGGGCCAGCACCTGGGGCGTGCTCAGGTCGGCCAGGTCTTCGGCGGTGCGCTCGCGGGGCTTCAGGAACTCGACCGGGGCGCAGCCGAAGCAGGCGCCGCACAGGGCGTCGGTGAAGGTGTCAGCGTCGAACGCGGGTTCGAGCTCTTCTTCGTCGTCCGGGGCGGCCAGCGTGCTGGATTCCCAGCTGGCCGGGGCGCACAGATCGCCCAGCGCTTGCGCGGCGGCGTTCAGGCTGGTGAAGTAGTCGTCTTGCATTGCGTCCCCTTGGTGTTGATGGGGAGCAGATTACCGGATGCGGTTACGTTGAGTCAACCACATTCGGTAAATATTTTGCGATGATCCACACAGCCGCCCACCAGGGCGCAAAAAAGCCCGCGCGGGGCGGGCTTGTCAGAGAGGGCGGAATGCCATCGCGCCACCGTAGCGGCGGGGCGCATCCGAATTTGGTTGACGCTCAATTACCGCATTTGGTAATCTCCGGGCCATGGAACCCAACATCCCGAGCGCTGAAGAGCTTCGCGCGGCGCTGCAGCCTTTCACGCTGAAGCGACTCCACCGCCTGGCCGAGTTGTCAGGGGTGCCCATGCCGACGATCTACAAGATCAAGCGCGGCGAGACGCCGAACCCGGGGATTGAGACGGTGCGGCTGTTCATGCCGCACATCCAGGCAGCGCTCACCGACCTCCCCCACCCGCAGGCGGCCTGAGATGCGCGGGATCGAACAGATGACGGATGCGGCTTCCATGGCTCGCATGGTCGTTTTTTTTGCCCGATAGCGAGAGGAAAGCAATGGAAACCACTGGAAAGCATTGGCAAGTCCCCATGCCATTCCTCGCTGAAGTCCGTGCGCGCCAGGCTGACCCGGTCCACATCGCGGCCATGGCTGACACGGGCGCAGTGCGCTTCGCCATCCAAAGCAGTGGGCATGACGACTACGAAGTTGCCGAAGCCAAGAGGGCCGCAGCATGAGCATCAAGACCCCCAACGAGCCCCCTTCAGACGACCTGGGCGAAATCAAGAAGGCAGAGCCGGACCCGCCGCCGCCTGTTGACTCATACACCCGGATCAGCGAGAGCGTTTGGAAGAACGACCGCACAGGGGCGTTTGAGACGTTCAACCATCGGCCTGGGAAGGCACGCTGATGGCTCGAATTCGCACGATCAAGCCCGAGTTTTTCACCAGCGAAGACATTGTGTCGCTTAGCCCATTGGCTCGACTGCTTTATCAGGCGACATGGTGTGAGGCCGATAAGGAAGGCCGGATGGTCTGGAAGCCCAAGACCATGAAGCTTCGGTACTTCCCTGGCGACGCATGTGACATCTATGCACTTTGCCAAGAGTTGATTAGCGCCGGCCTTGTGGTGCCTTACGGCGACGGCCTGGCCTACATCCCGTCTTTTGGAAAGCATCAACACATCAACCCACGCGAGGCCGCCAGTGCACTCCCTAAACCTGACGCGTCGGCACGCGTGCGGCACGCGTCGCGACGCGACAGTGACGAAGTAAACACCGTCACTGACGCGCAGGTAGGAAGGGAAGGGAAGGGAAGGGAAGTAATACCTTCCGATGCTGACGCATCGGGCGACGGGTCTGAAGACCCTCCGCCGCCTCCCCCTCTCCCTCCGCCACCTGCACCGCCTGCCCCAAAGCCTGCACAGCCGGTCGATGTGCCGTCTGCCAAAGACATCGTTTTCGCCCTCGGTGTCCCGCTGCTGATCGCGGCCAGCGTCAAGGAATCGAACGCCCGCAGCTTCCTGGCGATGCAGGCCAAGGCGCATGGCGACGAAAAGGTTGCCGAGGCGCTGCAGCGATGTTGCAGCGAACGCCCCGTAGAGCCTGTGTCCTGGCTGCAGACCACGCTCGGCCCGATCAAGGGCGGCAGGAAGGCCGGCAAACACGCCGGTTTCGACCAACTCGACTACCACGACGGAGTTACCGAAGATGGCTTCCTCACCTGAGCAATCCGGGCCGCAACGGCTCTTCAGCGCCGCGCTTGGCACCCGTCATGCCGAGTGCCCTGAGCATGGGGTTTACGAAAGCAACGGCATCAAGGCCCTGACCCGGGAAATCTGGTCGCGGTGCCCGACCTGCGAGGCAGAGCGCCGGCATGCCGAAGAGCAAGACCGCCGCAACCGCGCCGCTGCCGAAAGCGCCGCAAGGCTGCAGCAGGCTATCGGTGAGGCAGGCATTCCCCTGCGCTTTCAGTCGCGCACCTTTGACGCCTTCGTTGCCGACACTGACGCCAAGCGCCACGCCCTGACGGTGGCGCGGGACTTCGCGGAGAACTTCGCGACCACTCGCCGGAACGGTCATGGCCTTGTCTTTGCTGGCCTGCCCGGCACCGGCAAGAGCCACCTATCGGCGGCGATCCTGCTGAGCCTTGTGCCGGCCCATGCCGTGCAGTACCTCACCTGCATGTCGCTCATTCGCGCCGTGCGTGACACCTGGCGAAAAGACAGCGAGCGCAGCGAAAAGCAGGTGATGCGCCTGCTGTGCGACGAGCTGGACCTTCTGGTGATTGACGAGATTGGCGTTCAGTACGGCACGGACGGAGAACAAACCATCCTGTTTGAAGTGCTGGACCGCCGCTACTCGGGCATGCGCCCGACCATCCTGCTGACGAATCAGGACAAGGCCGGGTTCAAGACCTTCGTGGGTGACCGCGTGTTTGACCGGCTGGTGGAAACCTCACGATGGGTCGCCTTTGACTGGCCCAGTCACCGCGCCGCTGCGCGTCAGGCGGCGGCATGAGCCACGCCCTGATCGCCTGCATGGGCGGCTTCTGCCGCCACCGCGACAACTGCGGCCACTACCACGCAGAAGACCGCCGCGAGCCCGCTGAGAACCTGTGCCGCGATGACGGCGGTAGCCAGTGGGTGCCGATCAATTTTCAGCGCCGTGAAGAACTGAAGGAGGCCGCATGAAAGCAGCATGGGGCAGCGTGACTGACCGCGCACTGTTGGCGCTGGAGGAATTCGGCCCGATGACACGACAAGAAATCGAAGAGGCCATTGGGCTGGAGCCCCGAGGCTGTGCCGGGATCATCGCGCGCCTGGCGCGAGAGCTGAAGCCAACGGCGGATGGGAAGAAGAAGCGGCGCGTTCACATTTGCCGCTGGGCCTCCGAAGGATCGAACGGCTACGCCAGTCGCTGGGTGGCTGTCTACAAGCTCGGGCACGGTGAAAACAAGCCAAAGCCGCCGCCTCGCACCAAGAAGGAAAACAACGCCCGCTATTGGGGAAAGCGCCGGGACAGGCTTCAGAACGCCAGCGTCTTCCGCATTGGGTCGCCGTCGAGTTTTCTGATGCGCAAGGATTGCAGGGAGGCAGCATGAGCCGCAACAAGAAGCCCCGCAAGAAGTACGACCCGGCCAAGCGCGCCAAGGTCGATGCGTTCGGCGGCATTCGCGCTCTGTTCCACGCCCGCGCCCTGCATTCGACCGACCCGCTAGACGCATCGCAGCTTGTGGATCTGGGTATCGGCTACCACGGCGCCTTGCAGTCAATCGTCTCTGGCACGGGTTGCTATGACGACGCCAACACGCTCGCGATGGCATCGAACATCGCCATGCTCCTTTGCGAAACGGGCGTCGGCTCTGAGCACATCGAGACGGCGAAGGCCGGCCAGGAAGCTGTGGTGCTGCTCATGATGCGCGCCCGCGCGGTGGGCAAGTTCGTGCCAACGGGTGCAGAACTGCGTGCCCTGCAAGCCCTGCTGGAGCTGCATGACGCCCAGCTTGAAAGCGAGGACTGCACCGAGGGCCGGATTACCTCGGTCTTGGACGAGTGCAAGCGCCGGATTAAGCAGGGTCACACGTTGCGGGTGGCGGCATGAAGTGCCCCCACTGCAAGCTCGGCACGCTCGGCAAGGTGCTGGAAACCCGCCCGCAAGACGGCGTGATCCTGCGCCGTCGCTACTGCGGCGCCTGCGGTGGTCGGGCCGTCACCCGAGAGGACTTGTTCCCGGATGGCGTCATTGCCCACAAGTGGCGCAAGCCCGGCGAGGCACCGAAGCCGATCAAGGGCCAAGGCGATGCGCTGGCGGGGGTGTGGAAGTGACCGAGCGCGTCAGCATCACCCTGCACAACGCCCAGGCCGGCCACACCGCATTTCTGCGCGCCTGGGTCTGGTGCAAAGCCATGCTCATGGCCGGCCATCGCCTCACGCTGGAGATTCGCAAGGCCACCCGCAGCAGCGAGCAGAACGCGCGCATGTGGGCCATGTTGACCGAAATCTCCCGGCAGGTGCCGTGGCACGGCCAGAAGCTGACCGCAGAGGACTGGAAAGACATGGCGACCGCAGCACTGAAGCGGCAGCGCGTGGTCCCTGGCATCGACGGCGGCTTTGTGGTGCTGGGCCAGCGCACCAGCAAGATGACCGTGGGCGAGATGGCCGAGCTGATGGACTTCCTTGAAGCCTTCGGCGCAGAGCATGGCGTGCGATTCAGCGCGCCAGAGTATCGCGAGGAGGCAGTTTGCTGAAGCGCCGCGCACCGCTCCAGACAGCCCCAACGGCCCACGCCTGCGCGCCAGTCTTCCGCCCGCGAAAGTGCAAGGTCTGCGCCGAAACCTACAAGCCGCGAACCAGCTTTCAGAAGGTCTGCGGCGCGATTACCTGCTGCCACGCATGGGCAGACAGGGCCGGCGCCAAAGCAAAGCAAGCCCAAGCCAAGGCCGACAAGAAGGCCGCAAAGCTCGCGATGCAGACCGACAAGGCTCGCCGCGATGCCCTCAAAACCCGCTCTGACTGGATCAAGGACGCCCAGCGTGCTTTCAATCGCTTTATTCGCCTCAGAGACGCCGGACGAGCTTGCATATGTTGTGGAGCACCACTGCACAGCGCTGGGGTTGGGGGAGGTGCAGACGCTGGTCACTACCGGTCAATCGGGAGTGCCCCTCACCTGCGTTTTGACGAGCGAAACGTGCACGCTCAGTCTAAGCAGTGCAACCGCTGGGGATCTGGTCGAGCTGTTGACTACCGCGTTGGCCTTATTGACCGGATCGGACGAGCGGCCGTCGAGGCATTAGAGGCAGACCAAGCGCCCCGGAATTACTCGATTGATGACCTTCGGGAAATCGTTCGCACCTACAGGGCAAAGTGCAAGGAAATTGAATGTTGACCCCGAAACAAGAGCGATTCATCGCGGAGTACCTGATCGACCTGAACGGGAAGCAGGCAGCGATCCGCTGCGGGTATGCGCCATCGCGTGCTGAGCGAACGGCCAGCGAACTTCTGGCCCAGCGGAAGGTATCGGAAGCTGTGGCTGCCGGCCGCGCCGCCCTGGCTGAGCGCGCAAAGCGCTCCGTCGATGACGTGATGGCCGACATCGCCAAGGTGCGCGCCAACGCCATGCAGACGGCCCCGGACCCCGATACGGCCTTGCCTGTCATGGTGAGCCACAAAGACGCCCTGCGCGCGCTGGAGCTGGAGGGTAAGCACTTGGGCGCGTTCGAGAAGGACAACGCGCAGAAGGCCGGCGGCTTCGTTGACCTTCTGATGCGGGTGACGAAGAAGTGAGCCCAGCAGATCAAGCCGCCTTTGTGCAGCTGCGCGAGCGCTGGGTCGCAGAAGGCCCGGCCCGCTTCGCTGTTGACGTGCTGGGTGCCGAGCCCACGGTCCAGCAGTGGGAAGGCAGCCGAGCCCTGGTGGAGAGGCGCCGGGTCTCGATCCGCAGCGGCCACGGCACGGGCAAGAGCACGTTTGAGGCGTGGTGCGTGCTGTGGTTCCTGTCCTGCTACTTCCCGGCCAAGGTGCCGGCGACCGCGCCGACCTCGCACCAGCTGGAAGATGTGCTGTGGGCTGAGATTGCGAAATGGCACCGCCGCATGGGCGAGACGGCACCGGCGCTGGCCGATCAGTTCGTTTGGTCTGCGGGCGCGTACCGCATGAGGGACGCGCCGAACGAGGCCTTCGCCGTGGCGCGCACCAGCCGGCCGGAGCGCCCCGAGGCGCTGCAGGGCTTCCACAGCGAGAACATCCTCTTCTTGATCGACGAGGCATCGGGCGTGGCCGACAACGTGTTCGAGGTGGCCGAGGGCGCCTTGTCAACCGATGGCGCGTTCGTGGTGATGTGCGCGAACCCGACGCGCTCCAGCGGCTATTTCTACGACAGCCACCACAAGATGCGCGCCGCCTGGGCGGCGCTGCACTGGAATGGCGAGCACAGCCCGAACGTCAGCAAGACCTACGTGGAGAACATGGCCAAGAAGTACGGCCGGCAGTCGCCTGTGTTCAAGGTGCGCGTGCTGGGTGACTTCGTGGACGCGGCGGACGGGGTGATCAGCCTGGAACTGTGCGAAGCGGCCAAGGTGCGCGGAGTGGATGTGGTCCAGTCCGCGCCCGTGGTGTGGGGGGTTGACGTCGCGCGCTTTGGTGACGACTCCAGCGCGCTGGCCAAGCGCAAGGGCAACCACCAGCTGGCGCCAATCCGCGAGTGGTGGGGAAAGGACACCATGGCGACCACCGGCATCATCAAACGCGAATGGGACATGACGCCCGCGGCCGAGCGGCCCAAGGCGATCAACGTGGACGTCATCGGCATCGGCTCTGGCGTGGTGGACCGGCTGAAGGAGCTTCACCTGCCCGTGGTGGGCGTGAACGTAGCCGAGAGCGAGTCGGGCCGCGAGGGCGGGGATCTGAGCTTCAACCGGCTTCGCGACGAGCTGTGGTGGCAGGGCCGCGAATGGCTTGAGGCCAAGGACTGCCGCCTGGCTGACGACGACGAGACGATTGCCGAGCTGACGACGCCGACCTACCGCTTCCTGAGCAATGGGCGCATTCAGATCGAGACGAAGGACGAGATGCGCAAGCGTGGGGTGAAGAGCCCGAACCGGGCCGACGCCTGGCTGCTAACGTTCTTTGAGGGCGGGCACCCGGGGACTGAGATGGCCCCTTTGAACTATCCGGATATGGGGATTGTGTAGGGCCATTGCAAAATCTATCGCTTGACAACCCGCGATAGAAAAAGACAATCGCGCCCCATGAGCGCGCGACAAGACCGAATGACCGAGGAACGCTTTCTCTCGGTCCTGCAGCATGAGCTGAGCAGCTCTGTCACGTGGTCCGTCGAGCATCTGCAGGAAGACCAGCTGAAGAACCTGCAGTACTACCTCGGCCTGCCCATGGGCAACGAGGTGAAGGGCCGCAGCCAGGTTGTCAGCTGGGACGTGTTCGAGGTGGTCGAGTCCGCGATGCCGGGCTTCATCGAGCCGTTCTTCAGCGGCGACACCATCGGCAAGTTCGAGCCCAAGGGGCCCGAGGATGTGCAGTGGGCCGAGCAGGCCACGGACTACGTTAACCACATCATCAAGGAGCGCAATGCGGGCTTCTTGTTGTTCAACACCTGGATCAAGGACGCACTGCTGTCCAAGGTCGGGGTGGTGCGCGGGGAGTGGCGCGACGAGGACCCGAAGCGCAAGACTTGGCGCGGGTTCACCGACCAGCAAATGACGCTTCTGGCGCAGGACCAGCGCTCGCAGATCATTGAGCACGCTGCATACCCGGTCCCCGGCATGCCGCCGATGAACCAGGCGCAGCTGATCCAGATGGGCGGCCAGGTTCCGATGCTGCACGATGTGACGGTGCTGCAGGCGCAGCCCGGGTGCGTCAAGCTGGAGAATGTCCGGCCGGAGAATTTCATTCTCACAAGCGGCATCGGCACGCTGGACAAGGCCCGAGTGATCGGGGAATGGGTGGTCTACACCCGCTCGGAGCTCAAAGAGCTTGGCTTCAAGCAGCACGACACGGCGCAGTCGTTCGATCTGGCGACCGCGGTGCTTGAGGGCTCGCTCCAGGACGTGCGCGACGGGTTCACGACCGAGCTGGCCCTGCAGGACGACGCAGGCGGCGACCGCTCGCTGCAGGAAATCCGGCTTTTCAAGGGGTTCGTCCGTGCGGATTACAACGGGGACGGCGTGGCCGAGTGGCGCCGCGTGCTGGTGGCGGGCGGCGAGGACCCGCTGCTGGAGAACGAGGAAGCGGAGGGGCACAACTACTGCGTCCTGAGCCCGATCCTGATCCCGCACCGCGTGATTGGCCTGGGCTACGCGGACCCGGCGCGCCCGATTGCGGATGTGAAGACTGCGCTCACACGCCAGTACCTGGACAGCCTGTACCTGGCGAACCGGCCGCGCACCTACGTCAACCTGAACGCGAACGTCAGCATGGATGACCTGCTGAGCGACCGCATCGGCGGGTTCATCCGGGGGCGCGGGCCGGCGGGTGACGCGCTGCAGCCGCTGCAGACGACCCTGGTGGCGCGCGATGCGCTTGAAGGCCTGCAGCTGGCCGACAACATGCGCGAAACGCGCCTGGGCATCCCCAAATACAACCCCGGCCTAGAGGCCGACGCGCTGCACAAGACCGCGACCGGCGTGCGCAGCATCAACAACCTGGTGGACAAGCGCCAGAAAATGACACTCCGCATCCTTGCGGAGACCGGCATCAAGGACTTGTTCCGCTTGGTGTTGAAGCTGATCACCGAGTATCAGGACGCGCCGGCCATGGTGCGCCTGCGTGGCGACTTCGTGCAGTTCGACCCGCGCGGGTGGACACCCGACATGGACGTGTCCATCGAGGTGGGCGTCGGCACATCGGACGAGACCGAGACCATGATGCAACTGCAGCAGTTCGGGCAGTTCATGGCCTGGGGCCAGCAGGTTGGCGTGGTGCAGCCCCGGAACATCTACCAGTTCGGCCTGCGCCTGGCGAAGAACGCGCGCTTGAAGGGCGCCGAGCAGGACCTGCTGACGTCGCCGCCTGACCAGCCGCCCCCGCCGCCGCCTGACCCCAAGCTGGCGCTCGCGCAGTTCGAGGCGCAGCAGGAGCAGCAGAAGTTCCAGGCCGAGGCCCAGATCGAGCAGCAGCGCCGCCAGACCGAGGCGCAGCTGCAGATGATGACGGACCAGAACCGCCAAGAGTGGGAAGCGCGCCAAAAGCAGCTGGAGGCGCAGCAAAGCGCGCAGCTGGAGCAACTGCGCATGGAAGCCGAGGACCGACGCCACGCCCAGGACCTGGCGTTCAAGCAGTGGCAGACCGAGTTCCAAGCCAACCAGGCCATCGCCCTGGAGCAGATGCGCCAGCAGGCCGCCGCACCGCAGGGCATGGACCTGGCGCCGCTGATCGAGATCTTGCAGCCGGTGCTGGAGTACATCGCCGCCCCGCCGCGCATGGTGCGCGACGAGGCCGGGAACGCTGTCGGCGTGCAAAAGGGCACGCGGACTTTCTCAATCGACCGCGACGCGCAGGGGCGGCCTGAGGGGCTGTCGGACGCCGCGCCCATCCAGTAACAGGAGCCGCCATGGCAGTCACCTACACCACCGCCCTCAAAAACACCCGCCTAGACGCTGTTGTCACCGCCATCGGCGCATCCGGCAAGCTCGAAATTGGCACCACCGGCATGGGCACTGTCCTTGCCACCATCACCCTTGGCGCCACAGCCGGCACCACATCTGGCGGCGTGCTGACGTTCTCCGGCTTCCCGAAGTCGGACAGCTCGGCCGACGCCACCGGCACCGCTGCCGCTGCGCGCATTCGCACCTCGGCTAACGCTGATGTGGTCACCGGCCTGACCGTTGGCACGAGCGGAACGGACGTGACCTTGGATTCAACCAGCATCACGAGCGGCCAAGTGGTCACCATCAATTCGGCCACTATTACACACGGCTGATCGCGATGGCGACGCCGCGAGGCACGACGCATAGCGCCGGGTCGGAGGTGACGATCTACGGTGGCAGGGCTGGCATTTTCCCGGCCTGGTACAGCGCCGCCGCCTCTGGCGAGTGGGTGGACCTGCCGAACAGCACCATCACGTCATCGGGCGTGGGGTGGTCGGGCACCAGCCCCGGCGGCACGGGCAACTACACCACGGTAGTCACCGCCTGGGGTGGCGGCGTGCTCAACACCGGCGGCATCTACCGCGCCGGCTCGTTCCTGGCCGGCACGTTCTTGGTGCTGTTCGGCGGCGGGCACGGCGACTACGCTGGCAACGAGCTGTATGCTTACGGCCCGCTTGAAGCCGACAGCCCTTCGTGGTCGCGCATCACCGATCCGACGATCCCGGCGCCGGATGACGTGGCACGCCTGTCTGGCAAGCCGGTGTCTCGCCACAGCTACGACACGCTGGTCTACCTGCCCGACCAAAACAAGATGCTGTGCATCGGCTCGCCCGGCTACTACGAGACCGGATTCAGCTTCAACGCCGCGGACGTGTTCGACTTCGCGGTCAACCCGGGCAGTTCCAACCCATGGAGCACTGCCGATACCGGCTTTCCCGCTTTCAACGGCGGCGGGGCGGGCGCCATCAGCTTGCTGTCGGGCTACGACTCAGTGAGCGGCAAGGCCTGGGGCCTGGGCAAGGGCAACGGTCAGGTGATCGGAAGCTACGACGCCGCGGCGGGCACCTGGGCCAGCTACTACAAGGACAACCCGAGCGGCCCCGGCTCGGGCAAGGCGGGCCTCGCAAGCAGCATCCACAAGCTCGTGTTCGTGAGCGGGTCCACTGTCTATGTGCAGGACCTCACCAGCCCCACGTCCGCTATCTACACGCCATCGACGACCGGCAGCGCACCCAGCCTTGGCGGCACCGCCGCGCTCGACTGGGATGAGGTCGGTGCGCGCTTCGTCATGCGCAGCAGCGGTGGCACGCTCTACTACCTGACGCCTGGGGCCAACCCGGACTCGGGTGGCGACGCCTGGGCGTGGTCGAGCGTCACGCCGGGCGCTGGCGCAACGCCGGCTGCAGAGGTCGAGAACGGCACCTACGGGCGCTTCAGGATGGTCAACGGCACCCTTCGCGGCGCTCTGCTGATGGCTGCGCCTACCGCGCCAATCAGCTACTACAAGATGTGAGCCCATGGCCTACCCGACCTTCGTAGCGGCCGGCGCCGCAATCAGTCTGCCGACGGGTGGAACAGCCGCGAACGTGGAGGTGCCCGCTGGCGTTGCGGCGGGCGATCTGCTGGTGTGCGTGATGTTCCTGGGCAATGGCACCGGGAACACGCCGAGTCCACCGAGCGGGTTCACCCAGATCGACAGCATCGCAGCGACCCTGTTCGCGGCGGGCCTGCACGTCTACTACAAGTTCGCAAGCGGCTCGGAGCCAAGCACCTACGCCGCATCGCAATCGGGAGGCAGCAACCTCGGCGCGGCGCGCATGTATGCGTGGACCGGCACGCATGCCACCACGCCGATCAACGTCAACAGCAAGAGCGCCGTCCAGAACAGCGTCACGACCATCAACCTGCCCTCGGCCACGACGACTGTGGCCGAGTGCCTGCACATCGGCATCAGCTTTGAGTACAACGTCCGCACGCCGACGATCAGCGCCACGGGCTCGCAAACGGCTCGTGGCGGCAGCACGCTGTCGGGGCGGGTGTTCCAGGTCACAGAAGAGCAGATCGCATCCGCAGGCGCCGTCACCGGCAAAACCCATTCTTCGGGAAGCTCGGGCGATTTCTACGGCTTCAGCATTGGGGTTGCGCCGGCAGCAGGCGGCGGGGGCATCACTGGCACCCTCGCTGCCACCGAAGCCGCTGACGTTGCCGCCCTCACCGGCGATGTCATCATCACCGGCACCATCGCTGCGACCGAAGCCGCAGACACCGCAGCATTCAGCGGCGGCAGCACTCCGGTAACTGGCACGCTTGCGGGCACAGAGGCCAGCGACACCGCAGCGGCCACCGGCACCGTGCGCAATCCGCGTCTGGTGATCGGCCCGCTGAAGAACAACACCGGCACGCTGCTGGCCAGCGAAACCGGCGCCACCGTCTACGTCTACCAGACCAGCGGCGCGCATGTGGTCACCAAGACCAGCCAGACCACGGACGGCAGCGCCATCATGACCGTCAGTGACGCGGCATTGGCGGCCGGCACCACCTATCGCTTCGTCATCGTGCTGTCTGGCGGTGCTGAAGGTATGGACAAGCTGGCGGCGGCATGAGCGTTCGCGTTGACAGTTCCAGCCTGATTTCGGGCGCCGTGGTCTGCGGACATCGCGGGCTTGGCGTCACCGGGGCTGTCATCCGTGCCACTACCAGCACCGGCACGCATGGCGCTGGCTGGCTGTATGACGACTGGGACAACAGCGGCGACGACGCCAAAGAGTTCCGACTGCTGATCGAAACGCCGCCCTCGGACGGCGCGCTGTTCCTCTACGAAGACGGCTCGTTTTCCTGGGTTCCGGTCGCTGATGGCACGCGCAACTGCGTAGGCCGGCTGTACATCGACGGCGCCGACCAGGGCACCGAAACCAACTACCTCGTCAGCGGCAGCGGCGCGGCGACAGGACAACTCGCAGCCACCGAAGCGGCAGACACCGCAGCCATCACGGGCGATGTGATCGTCTCCGGCACGCTGGCGGCCACAGAGGCGGCTGACGTAGCGGCCCTGGCCGGTGGCGTGCTGGTGTCTGGTGCGCTGGCGGCGACGGAAGCGGCTGACGTAGCGGCATTTGTTGGGGATGGTGTGGCGCTTGCCACCGCCGGCGGCTACGACGACACCCCGCGCGCGCCCCGCAAGCGCGAGAAGCAGACCGTCATCCACAAGGACGACAGCGACGAGCGCAGCCAGGAATTCGAGGCCCTGCTGGCGCGCGTCAAGGGCCAGGCGCTGGACAAGGCCAAGAGCATCGCGCAGGCCGCGCCCGTAGCCACGCCGCCGGAAGACATCAAGCCTCCGCGCATGCCAGAAATCCGTGGCGTGGAGGCTTCGCTACTGCGGCAGTGGATGCCTGACCTGCTCAGCACCTACCGCGCCACGTTCACGGCTGAGCTGCAGGCCCTGGCCAGCGCTCAGCAAGCCGCTGCACAGGCCCAGATGCGGGCCCTGCAGCGCCAACAGTACGAAGACGAGGAGATCGCCATCCTGGCGATGCTGGCATGACCGACACAACCCGCCAAGACGAAGCCGCAGTGCACCGCGCAGCCCGCGCCCAGACCATCCTGACTGACCCGATGGTTCAGGACGCGCTGGCGTTCGTCCGCGACCAAGTGCGAGATGCGTTTTTCGACCTGGACCCTGCCGACGCAGGGGCGCGCGAGCGCCTGCTGCTGGTGGACCGGGCGCGGCAGCAGTTTGAGCGGGTGTTTACGGCTCACTTGATGGACGGCAGCGTAGCGCGTGCGCAGTTGCTGTCCGACGACCTGGCGGCGCAGCACTTGGCCGCTATTCAGCAACGTGTGAAGGAGCGCTAGATGGCACGAAAGCCCAGAGCCCAGCAGGGCGAGGAGGCCGCGAAGGCGGCAGAGCAGCCCCAGCAGGGCGAGGAGGCCGCGCCAGAGGACTTCGACGGTTTCACCGCCTGGGCCCAGCGCGCCAAGGTCAATGATGGCGTGGTGCTGGTGGCACTGACGCACCCGGACGTGCTTGAGCCGCGGCACATGGACGGCACCTTCAGCGGCTTCCGCCTGGCGCCAGGGCCGACCGGTGCGACCTGGAGCGACGGCAGCACCCACCCGCCGGCCGCTCCCCAGCCCTGAACCAGCCAGCCCGCCCAAGCGCGGGCTTTTCAAGACCCACGCAATAGGTGTAAGCTATGGACGGTGAATTTTCGATAGAGAGTTTCGCAGCTGAGTTCGCGCAGGCGGATAAATCGGAGCAGCCCGCAACGGGTTCCGACGCCGCTACAAACGCGCAGGCCAGCGGTGCTGAAACCGACACGGACGACGCTCAGGAAGTGGACCTGCCGGAAACGGAAGGCGAGCAGACCGAGCAGCCGGAGCAGCCCCCCGAGGGTTCCGGCGAGGGCGGTGACGACCCTGTTCAGACGTGGACAACGGCGAGCGGCGAGAAGTTCGAGGTCAAGACCTCCGAATTGCGCGACGGCTACCTGCGGCAGCAGGACTACACGCGCAAGACCCAGGACCTGTCCGAGAACGTCAAGCGCGCTCAATCCGACATCCAATTCCAGGCCAGCGCCGTTCAGGCGATGACCAGCGAGATCGGCGAGATCCAGGCGCTCCAGGGCCAGATCGCGCAGTTCGACGGGATCGACTGGGCAGCGGCAGAGCGGCAAGACCCGCAAGCCTCTGTGCAAGCCCAGACGCGGTTGCTGCTTCTGAAACAGCAGCTGGCCGAGGTGCAAACCCGGGCCAGCGGCCGGATGCAGCAGCTGAAACAGGCGCAGGAGGCGCAGTTCTCGCAGGCGGTGTCCGCCGCAGAACAGCACCTGCAGACCAAGTTCCCGGAACTGAACCGCGACGAGGTGGGGCGAGTGTTTGCGCAGGCGGCAAAGCTGGGGGCGACCCAGACGGAGCTGAATTTCATGCGCGGCATGCCCTGGCTGCTGGAGCTGGCCATCCACGGGACGCGCCACATGGAGCTGATGTCGAAGAAGCCGGAGGTTCAGAACCGAGTGCGCAACCTTCCGCCGCCGAAAACGGCACCCCGCGCAGCGACTCCGACCTCCAAGACAGACGAAGCGATCAAGGCCATCAACACGAAGCGCAGCTTCAACCCGGCCGAGTTCGCGAAGTTGCTCAGCACCACTATGTGAGGTCCCACCATGGCTCAAATCACCAATTCGTTTGCAACGTTCAACAGCTCCCGCGTGCGCGAGCAGTTGATGGACAAGATCTGGAACGTCAGCGTCGCAGAAACCCCGACCCTCGCCCTGATCGGCAAGGAAAGCGTTGAGGGCCCGTTCGTCGAATGGCTGACTGACACGTTCCGCGCTGGCGCCAGCAACAAGGTCGAACAGGGCAACACCGCCACGCCGACCGCGCGCACCAACGTCAGCCGCTACTCGAATCGCACGCAGATCAGCGAGGATGTCATGTCCATCACTGGCACGCAGCAGGCGGCCGAGAAGGCGGGCGGCAAGGACGAGGTGGCCTATCAGCGCACCAAGTCGATGATGGAGGTGAAAAAGGACATCGAGTTCGGTTGCCTGCAGAACACCACCGCCATCACGGCCGCAGGCGGCACGGCTCCGCAGTCGCGCGGCTTCCTGGGCTTCATCGCCACCAACACCAGCAAGGGCGCGAGCGGCGTGGACCCGAACCCGCTGTCCAACACGGCCCCCACGGACGGCACGCAGCGCGCCTTCACCGAGACGCTGCTGAAGGACGTGCTGAAGCTGATGTTCGACAACGGCAGCCCGGACATGGACAACATCTATGCCCTGATCCCGAGCGCGCAGCGAACCACGTTTGACGGCTTCCTGGCCGGTCAGACCCGCTTTGACAAATCCGAAGACAAGACCCTGACCGCGACCCTAGAGGTCTACATCGGCCCCTTCGGGCGCGTGAAAGCGGTCAACGCCCGCCACATGCGCTCGCGCGAGGTGTTCCTGATCAACCGCAGCTACGCCAAGCTCGGCACGTTGCGCAAGATGAACGCCAAGCCGCTGGGCGTGCGTGGCGACGCCTACGAAGAGCAGGTCAACTGCGAGTGGACCCTGATCGTGAACAACGAGAAGGCCCACGGCGCTGTGCGCGATCTGACCTGATCCACCTGAACGCGCCCGGCTGAGTCAGCTGGGCGCCCCAATTCCCTGATCTGCGCGCGGTGCGTCACCGCTCAGCAGGTGTCCCGAACTTCGGGGGCATCCAATGAGCATCGACATCCTTCGCACCATCCCCAACGCGCAGACCTACATCGCCCAGGAAGACGGCAAAACCATCATTGGCGAGCGTGCCAATGTGGCCGGCAACTTGGACCGCGTGCAGCGCATGCGGCAGGCCCAGATCAACAACAAGACCCTGGGCGTCTGCCATGCCTCCATCCCGCTGGTGGCGCTCAGCGCCTGGTGCAACAAGCTCGGCCTGAGCCTCGAAGAGGCGTGCGCAAACGACGACATCCTGGACCGCTTCTTGGCTGATGGGCATCAGAAGTTCCTGGTCAACAAGGGCTCGGTATGACCTACACCGAGCTGAAGTCCGCGATCAGCGACTGGCTGCACCGCGCCGACCTGAGCACGCCGGCCACGACCTTCGTGGTGCTGGCCGAGGAGCGGCTGCAGGACCTGAAGCTGAATCGC